TACGACGTCATGGTGGTCGGATGAGCGGCGACGAGAAACCCAAGGGCGGCCGGCCGCGGGCCGAGGTGCCGGGGGCGCGCGTCTCGACCTGGGTCCGGTCGCCGGATTATGACAAGCTGCTGGCGCTCGCCAAGCAGCACGAGACGACGATCAGCGGCGTCGTGCGCGACCTGCTCAAGCTCAAACTCAAGGTTTAGTCACTCCAAAACCTCCCGCCCGGCCGCGCCGTGGCACGCTGTGCGCCATCCTCATGGACCGCGCCTATAGCCTGCTGACGGTCAAAAGCCTCGCGCCCGCGACGCGCACATTCAGCGGCATGGCCTCGACGCCCGAGCTCGATCGGCAGGGCGACATGGTCGATCCGAAGGGCGTGACGTTCCGCAATCCGGTGCCGCTGCTCTATCACCACGACCAGGCGCAGCCGATCGGCACGGCCATCCTGACCGCGACGCCCGAGGGGATTCTCTTCGAGGCGACGATCCCGGTCGTCGACGAGCCCGGCCCGCTCAAAGCGCGCGTCGATGATGCGTGGCAGTGCATCAAGGCCGGCCTCATCACCGGCGTCTCGATCGGCCATACCGTGCTGCAGGGCGGCGTCGAATATCTGAAGAGCGGCGCCCGCCGTATCACCAAATCCGAAATCTGTGAAGTGTCGCTGGTGACCATTCCGGCGAACGCGCACGCGACGATCCGTCTCGTCAAATCGCTCGCGGCGCCGCCGCGGCAGGAGAGAAAGAACATGGCCGAAATCACCGCCGCCGAGCACGTCACCAACATCACCAACAAGCGCGCGGCGCACGTCGCCCGCATGGCGTCGCTGATGAAAACGGCCGCCGACGACAACCGCACGCTGACCGAGGACGAGGCGACCGAGCACGACGGCCTCGACCTCGAGGTGAAGGCCTTCGATGGCGACCTGAAGCGCTGGCGCGGGCTCGAGCAGCTGCAGATCACCGCCGCGGCGCCCGTCGCCCCGGCCTCGCCGACGCTGTATCCCCATATCACCGTGCGGGCGAACGTGGAGCCCGGCATCAAGCTCGCCCGGTTCGTGATCGCCAAGATGGTGTCCCGCTATGAGGGCATCGACGCCGCGCGCTATGCCGAAGCGCGCTGGAATGACTCGACGCCCGAGGTCGCGCTCGCGCTGAAGGCCGCGGTCGGCGCCGGCAGCACGACCGACGCGACCTGGGCCAAACCGCTGGTCAACAATTCGATCAGCGATGACTTTCTGCCGCTGCTGCGCGCCAATACCATCCTGGGCAAGATCGCCGGGCTGCGCAAAGTGCCGTTCAACGTCAACGTGCCGGCGCAGACCGCCGGCGGCAGTTACAACTGGGTCGGCGAACTGAAACCCAAGCCGGTGACCTCGCTCGCCTTCAGCATGGAATCGCTCGGCTTCGCCAAGGTCGCCGCGATCATCGTGCTGTCGCAGGAGCTCGTGCGGTTCTCGAATCCCTCGGCCGAGGCGCTCGTGCGCGACGATATGGTGAAGGGCATCGCGGCGTTTCTCGACGGACAGTTCACGAACCCGGCCGTGGCCGCGGTCGCCGGCGTCAATCCGGCGTCGATCACCAACGGCGCGCCGACCGCGGCGGCGACGACCAACCCGCTCGCCGACATCCTCGGGCTGATCAATCACTTCGCGACGAACAACATCCCGGTCGACGGGCTGACGTTCCTGCTGTCGCCGACGAACGCGCTGGCGCTCTCGTTCCGCACCAATCTCGACGGCTCGCCCGAGTTTCCCGGCCTGAGCATGGCGGGCGGCAGCTACAAGGGGATGCAGTTCATTACCAGCAATACCCTCGGCACCAACGTCGTGGCGCTGCAGCCGGCCTACATCCTGTATGCCGACGACGGCGGCGTGACGATCGACGCCTCGACCGAGGCCTCGCTGCAGATGGATTCGGCGCCGATGTCGCCGGTCGATGCGACCACGGTGTATGCGTCGATGTTCCAGATGAACGCCGTCGCGCTGCGCGCCGAGCGGTTCGTGAACTGGAAACGGGTGGGCACCAATTCGGTCAAGTATCTGACCGCGACCGCCTGGCCGTCGCCGACCGGCGGGGCGCTCGCGACCAGCACGGGCAAAGCGGCCAAGGAGTAAGCCGGCCGTGGAGCTCCTCGGCTACGAACTGCGGATCGGGCGCAAGGCGGCGGGGCCGCTGCGCCCGCCCGCGGTCGGCACCAGTGGCGGCAGCTGGTGGCCGGTCGTGCGCGAGCCCTATACCGGCGCCTGGCAGCTGAATGACCCGCTGACCGCCGAGACCGCGCTCAGCAATCCGAGCGTGTTCGGCTGCGTGACGGGCATCAGCGCCGACATCGGCAAGATCGCGCCGCCGCTGCTGCTCGAGGTCGACGCCGACGGCTTTTGGCACGAGACGACCAATTCCGCCTATACGCCGGTGTTGCGCCGCCCGAACCGCTATCAGACGGCGCAGCAATTCGTCGAACAGTGGATGCTGTCGAAGCTGCTGCACGGCAATACCTACGTGCTCAAAGGGCGCGATGCGCGCGGCGTGGTCAACCAGCTGTATGTGCTGGACCCCGGCCGCGTGAAAGTGCTCGTGGCGCCCGACGGCTCGGTGTATTACGAGCTCCAGGGCAACGACCTCGCCGGCGTCGCGCCCGAACAGCCGACCGTGCTGCCGGCGCGCGAGATCATCCACGATCGCTTCAACTGTGTGTTTCATCCGCTGATGGGGATCCCGCCGCTCTATGCGATTAGCGGCGCGGTGACGCAGGCGCAGGCCATCCAGGCGAGCAGCACCACGTTCTTTGCGAAGGGCGGGCGGCCCGCCGGCGTGCTGGTCGCGCCGACCAAACTCGACGAGGCCTCGGCGGCCCGCATCAAGGAACGCATTGCCAATTTTCGCACCGGCGAAATCCTCATCGCCGAGCTCGGCATGAAATACGAGTCGGTCGGCGGCAGCGCGGCCGATTCGCAACTGATCGCGCAACTCGGCTGGACCGAGGAGAAGGTCGCCGCCGTCTACCGCATGCCGATCAGCATCCTCAACTCGAGCAAGCAGCCGCCCTACGCGAACGCCGAGGCCAGCCAGCTGCAATACAAAGCGCAGTGTCTCGAGCCGCACCTGACCAGCCTGGCGGCGACGCTCGGCGAGGGGCTCGAGCTCCCGCTCTATCTCAAGCTCGAATTTGACGACACGCTGCTGATCTGGATGGATACCCAGACGCGGACGCAGGCGGCGCAGGGCGCCATCGTCTCGGGCCTCGCGCCCAACGAGGTGCGCGATATTTACTACGGCCTCGGCCCGGTCAAGGGCGGCGAGTCGCCGTATCTGCAGATGCAGAACCAGCCGCTCGACGTGCTCGCCGATCCGCCGCCGCCGGCGCCGCCGCCGATCCCGCCGCCGCCGCCGGTGCCCGAGCCCGAGCCCGACCCCGCCGAGGTGCCGGCATGAGCGTGGAATTTTCGCGCGTCACGCTGCCGCCGCTCTGGTCCGTCGACCAGGCCAAGGTGCATCTGCACCTGACGGGCACGGCTTACGATGCCGACATTCAGCAAAAGCTCGACACGGCGCAAGAGGCCATCCTCGCGTATCTCGGCGTCTGCGCCGATGCGACCTGGACCGCCGAGACCGCGCCCAAAGCCGTTACACACGCGATCCACTTGTTGACCGCCTACTACTACGAGGACCGCGGCGACGGCGAGCAGCCCGATCCCTGGCCGAAACTCTACGCCCTGCTCGCGGCCTACCGCGACCCGACGATATGGTGATGCGCGGCGAACTGCGGCACGTCGTGACGCTCGAGCAGCCCGGCGACCCGGTGCCCGATGGCCTCGGCGGCTATACCGAGACCTGGGCGCCGCTCGATCCGGCGACGTGGTATTGCCGCATCACGCCCGCCGGCACGCGCGATATGGAGCGCCTCGTCTCGGCCGGCGTCGTGCAGACCACGGCGGCGCACCTCGTCGCCGGCGACTTTCACCCGGGCATTACGACCGAGACGCGGCTGTCCTTCGAGGGGCGCTTGTTCCAGGTGCAGAGTGTGCGCGACATTGACGAGCGGCACGTCGCGCTCGAGCTCGTCTGCACGGAGGGCACCGATGGGCGCCCATAACGCATTGACGATCGAAGGCCTCGACGAGCTCCGCGCCGCGCTGCGCCGGCTGCCCGAGGAGCTCGCGGCCGAGGCCGGCGGCATCGTGCTCACCGCCGCGACCGACGCCGCCAGCGCCATGGACGCGCAGTATGCGGCGCACGAGTGGACCGGCAACCTGCGCCGCGGCCTGTCGGTGACGCGCGAAGAGGCGACGCAGCGCTACGGCGCGCGCGCCGTCGTGAAGAACCGGGCGCCGCACGCCTGGTGGGCCGAGAACGGCACGCAAATCCGCCGCACGTCGAAGGGCGTGAACCGCGGCGCGATGCCGCCGATCCATGTGTTCGTGCCGACCGCGATCAAGTATCGGCGCGCGATGGTCGAGCAGCTGAAGGCGCTGGTGCGCCGCGCCGGCCTGGTCGTCTCGGATACGGAGATCGGCTGATGGTCGCCGATACCAGCACCGTGGAGGCCGCCGTGATCGCCCGCCTCGCCGGCGACGCGACGTTAGTGGCGCTGCTGCCCGGCGGCGTGCATTGGGACGTGGCGCCGGCGGGGCTCACCGCCTTCGCGATCGTGAGTCAGATCGACCACGACGATGCGGTCGTGATGAGCCCGACGCCGGTCTGGGAGCGCCCGCTGCTGCTGGTCAAGGCGACGACCAAGGGCGCCGGCCGCGCGACCGTGGCGCAGGCCGCGGCGCGCATCTACGAGCTCCTGCACGAGCAACCGCTCGCGATCGACGGCTACACCCTGATGCGGATCCAGCGCATCAAACGGGTGCCGAACTATACCGAAGTGCTGGAAGAGACCGACGAGCGGTGGTCGCACTGCGGCGGTCATTACGAATTGCTAGTCTGCCCGAACACCTAAGGAGCCGAATCCATGCCTGCACCAGCCCAACCCGTCAACCCGCCCGGCCTGCACGGCAAGGGCGGCGTGCTCGCCGTCTCCGAAACCCTCGCCGGCCCGGTCAAGGCCGTCGCGCTGATCACCGAGTGGGACTTCGATAGCTCGAGCGACTACGTCGAGACGACCGCGCTCGGCTCGGTCAATAAGACGTTCGTCAAGGGGCTGAACAACGCCCAGGGCACGTTTACCGGCGTCTGGGACTCGTTCGACGATACGCTCTTCGCCGCCGCCGAATCCGTCGACGGCTGCCAGATCGAAATCTGGCCGAACGTCAACAGCCCGGCGTGCTTCAAGGGGCCGGGGTTCCTCGACGTCAAGATCAAGGCCGGCGTCTCGGCCGCGGTCACCATCGACGGCAAGTTCAGCGCGAACGGCCCCTGGACCCGCACGCCGTGGGGCGCGACCGCGACCGGCGCGACGGCGAGCAAAACGCCCGGCGTGTTCACGCCGCTCGGCGCCAGCCCGCCCGCGAACCTCGCCGCCATGACCGGCCTCACCGCCTCGCCGAATACGGCCTGGACGACCGGGCAGCACGTCGTGCTCGGCGACGGCAGCAAAGCCTCGTGGAACGGCACGACCTGGGTGGCCGGGGCGCCGGCGACGACGGCCCGCGCCGAGGACGATCACGCGGCGGCCTAGTTCATGGCGGGGTCTGTCCGGATGGAAGGGGCCGAGGCGGTCGTCGCCTGGGGTTATCAGTGCGCCGCCGAGCTCGGGCCGTGGGTGCTCGAGATGCCGCCGGGTGGCGGCGTCGAGTGGTGGCTGCGCGCCGAGGTGCGGTCGTGCGACCTTTTCCGGCTGACGCAGGCGCCGCTCGTGTTCATCATCGACAACAGCGCCGCGGGCAAGCCGCCGTTCGAACGGCGGCTGCTCGACGCGCAGGTCGCGGGCGGGGTGCTCACCGGGCGCCTCGGGCCGCGCAAAGGAACCTGACCGCATGGCCTCACGACAACCCGAACAAGGCGAAATCAAGATCG